TGATCGAGTGTTCTACATACGTGAATTAAAAAATGTACCAGTTGACACATACCAAGTTGGTAACTTTGATTTACAAACTGTTGATGTGCGCTGGACCAACCTGTGTAATTTTGCCTGTGTGTATTGTGGTCCAGAATTCAGTAGCCGGTGGAGTGACGAACTAAAGATTCGGCCCAAAGTTCCCGACCAACAACAGTTGATGGATTTTAAAAACTACATTTATGACCATGCTGGCCAACTCAAACATGTATACCTAGCCGGCGGCGAACCCTTGTTGATGAAAGAAAATTTAACGCTGTTGGAAAAATTAAATCCTGATACCAATGTCAGGATAAACACTAACTTGAGCAAAGTTGACACCAGAGTGTTTGAAGCCATTTGCAAATTTCCAAATGTACACTGGACTGTGAGTGTAGAGACCCTGGCCGAAGAATTTGAATACATACGACACGGTGGATCATGGACGGACTTTTTGGATAATTTAAACAAGATCAATCAATTGGGGCACAAAATATCATTTAACATGTTGCACTTTTTGTTGAACTACAATTCCATATTTGATTGCGTGGATTTTTTGAAAGCACAAGGATTCCACAACAACAGTTTTGTAATTGGAGCCTTGCTAACACCTGAATACCTAAACATTAGACATTTACCACAAAATGTGTTAAACTCTGTAAAGAGCAAATTACAGGATAGAATCAACCAAAAGCCCGGCTATCTGCTTGAAGATAGTTATAGAAATATGCTACACTACATTGATACTCCGTTTGAGAAAAATATCAAATTATCTCTTGATAAACTATCAGAATTGGATCAGCGTAGAGGCATAGACAGTAAGACAACTTTTAAAGATTTATATAAGGACATAGACCATGGGAAAACCATTTGACGTAAGCAAGTTCCGCAAGGAAATTACCAAGAGCATTGACGGACTGTCAATTGGCTTCAACGATCCAACAGACTGGATCAGCACAGGCAACTATGCCTTGAACTATTTGATCAGCGGAGACTTCAACCGTGGTATCCCATTGGGCAAGGTCACAGTATTTGCTGGTGACTCTGGTGCAGGTAAATCATATATCTGTTCAGGCAACATTGTGAAAAATGCACAAGAGCAAGGCATCTTTGTGGTTCTGATTGACTCAGAAAATGCTCTTGATGAAGATTGGCTCAAAGCACTTGGTGTTGATACTAGTGAAAGCAAATTGCTCAAGTTGAGCATGGCCATGATTGATGACGTGGCCAAAACTATTTCAACATTTATGAGTGACTACAAGGCATTGGCCGAAGGCGAGCGTCCTAAGGTTATGTTTGTGATTGACAGTCTGGGCATGTTGTTGACACCCACGGACGTTAACCAATTTGATGCAGGTGAAATGAAAGGTGACTTGGGTCGTAAACCCAAAGCACTTACTGCCTTGGTTCGTAACTGTGTAAACATGTTTGGTAGTTACAATGTTGGCCTGGTATGTACCAATCATACATACGCATCACAAGACATGTTTGACCCCGATGACAAGATCTCCGGAGGCCAAGGCTTTATCTATGCATCAAGTATCGTGGTTGCCATGAAAAAGATGAAACTCAAAGAAGACGAAGACGGCAACAAAGTAACTGAAGTAAACGGTATCCGTGCTGGTTGTAAAGTTATGAAAACACGTTATGCCAAACCCTTTGAAGGTGTGCAGGTCAAGATCCCCTACACAACAGGCATGAGCCCATACTCGGGTCTTGTGGACTTGATTGAAAAGAAAGAAATGCTCAAGCGTGAGGGCAACAGCCTGGTGTTTACCACCAGCGAAGGCGAAATTATCAAGAAGTTCCGCAAAGCATGGGAAAAGAATGATGATTCATGTTTGGACAAAGTCATGGCAGACTTTGGAAATCAGAAAGCCGAGGTAAGTACCCAGGAGGAAACAGCAGATGAGTGAAGCAATAGCCAGTGAAATTTGGGGTGAACTCAAGCGTTTTGTAAACACAGTGGATCGTGCTGAAGCCGCAGAAACTGTGATACAGATCTTGATGGATAATGATTCAGACGTGGAAGACATTCGCGATGCGTTTAAAGGTGACTCAGATATCAAACGTGCGTTGACTGCATATCTTGACAATGACAAGGACTATGTTGAAGAAGAAGACGAAGAAGATGAGTACGAAGAGGAAGAAGAAGACGAAGACTGGGAAAACTAATGTGGTACAGTCGCGTAGTTGCCAGTTTAGGTGCTATTCCAGACTTCATTGCTCACTATGAGCGTGAACTTGATGATGCCAAAAAGGACTGCAAGATCTACGGCCTAGTAGAAAAAAATATCACGGCCTTGCCCGGCATAACTGAGTTTAGGTATAATCAACTTCAAGAGATTGAAGCAGTGCTGAACTATCTCAACATACAGTTACGCAAGATACGTAGGAAACATTTCCAAAAGTATCTAGAAGGCTATGCCCGTGCGTTAACGTCAAGAGATGCTGAAAAGTATGTGGACGGCGAGGACGAAGTAATTGATTATGAAACTCTCATCAACGAAGTGGCATACTTGCGCAATCGCTGGTTGGGAATCCTCAAAGGGCTTGACACCAAACAGTGGCAAATGGGTCATGTGGTGCGACTAAGAACTGCAGGTATGGAAGACATCCAGGTGTAAATACCTGCATGAAAAATATCATACCCATCTTCATCGGCTATGACCCACGTGAAGCCATAGCCTATCACACCTGTGTCAACAGCATCATTAGACATGCCAGCAAGCCTGTAAGTATAGTACCAGTGGCACTTAACTTGTTCAAAGACTACAATGAAACGCACACTGACGGCAGCAATCACTTTATCTACACAAGATTTTTAGTGCCATATCTCATGGGATTCACAGGATCAGCCATCTTTATAGATGGCGACATGATTGTGCGTGGCGACATTGCAGAACTATGGGATTTAAGAGACCCCTACATGGATGTGCAAGTGGTCAAACACGATTACAAAACTCGCATGCCTGTGAAATATCTTGGATCACCAAATGAAGACTATCCTCGAAAAAATTGGTCTAGCGTTATTCTGTGGAATTGTAGTACTTTTCCTAACCGAAAACTCTCCCCCAAATTCATCCAACAAGCCACAGGTAGTGAACTCCACCGCTTCTCCTGGATAGACGATGCTCGCATAGGTGAACTACCACCGGAATGGAATTGGTTGCCTGATGAATACGGGCCAAACCCCGCCGCCAAGCTCTTGCATTATACCTTGGGCACTCCATGCTTTCACGAGTTTGCTGATACTCCCATGGGGGATGAATGGCACAGAGAACGCATACTAACTGAATACTGCCAACAAAGGTTGATAGAATGATCTGGGAACAAGAAGACGAATCGTCATATCTTCCGCCCGAACCTCCTGCTCCGCCAGACCCACATGTGTTGGATCAAGTGGTTCCTGAGATACGGGAAATATTTGATAACATATTAAAATATCGCGTGGACCCAGCAGGATCTACTTACGGTATTACACTGCAAACATTGAGTGAACAACTGGCGGCATTGCCTGTTGATAACATTGTGAGCACAGACAGCGAATACAGATACGAAAGAAAAGGACACATGTACGACCCCATACTACGAAGTTTTGTTCAAGGTGCTGGCGGACAAATCAGTACCTGGGCTCGAGAAGAATTCACAACAACTCCTGTGGTACTACGTGGAATCACCAAACGCAAACAAATGGAAGCCTGCCGAGCAGCCGGGAGAGATTTCTTCTACATAGACACCGGCTACTTTGGCAATGGCAAAAGAAAAACATTTCATCGCATTACCCGAAACGATGTACAATGGTTTGGTGATATCGTGGAACGTCCCTGGGACAGACTAGAAAAGACCAATGCAAGACCAAGAAAAATGCGACCTGGCACAAACATTCTCTTGGCACCGCCAAGTCAAAAGTTATTGAACAATTACGATATCATACTTGACGATTGGTTAGAGACTGTACAAGCGGAAATCAAAAAGTACTCTGACAGACCTGTTGTTGTAAGAACCAAACAGGGTCGTAGCACTAGAGTCAATGATGCCACTATGGAAATGGCCCTGGATCAAGATGTGCATTGCCTGGTCACATTTTCCAGCATTGCCGCAGGCGAAGCCTTGCTACACGGTAAACCTGCCATCACACTAGGTCCCAATGCCGCGGCACCGTTGTGTAGTCAAAGTCTTGATGAGATAGAAAACCCACGCCGACCCAGCCTAGACGAAGTGGAAGCCTGGGCAAGACACATGGCATATTGTCAATTTACAGAAGTGGAAATGCGCGACGGCACAGCCTGGCGCATACTAAACAATGCTTGATTGTGTGGTTTATGTTTCTAGTGTGGCCAACGTAAAAAAGCACACACGCAAGACTCAATGTCTTGAAAGTTTTGCCACAGGTGTTGCGGCATCTGGTGGACAAGTGCGGGTAGAGCATGATTATGTTTACACGCCCAGTCGATTAGCGGTGATGTTGGGT